GCGACGCCCGCGCCGAACTGCGCGGCCGCGGCCTCGCTCAGCGCCGAGCCCGACGCCAGCGCGACCAGCGCCGCGCGCGCGCCCGCCAGAGACTCAGCCGCGGTGACCGTCTCGGCCGGGGCCACGATCGCACCGCGGACCACGCCCGCGGCCTCGCTCAGCGTCACCGTGGACGACGCCGCGATGACCGCGCCCATCAGCACGCCGATGGCCTCCGACAGCGCCACGGTCTCGCTGACGTCGCCCGCGTAGGCCGCGCCGCCGCTCGTGGTCCCGGTCGCGCCTTCGGCCAGCGTCAGGGTCTCGCCCGGCCCCGCGACGAACCCCGCGTGCGCGGCCGTGGCCTCGCTGGCGGTCACGGTCTCGGCCGTGGCTGCCTGCGCCGCGAAGGTGCTCGAGCGCGCCTCGGCCAAGGTCACGGTCGAGGCCAGCGCCGCCGCGGCGGCGTAGACGCCGGCCAGGGCCTCGGCCACGGTCACGGTCGACGCCAGACCGACGATCGCGCCACGGACCACGGCCAGCGCCTCCGCCAGGGACGAGCTCGAGGCGACGCCCACGGTCGCCGCGAACTGGGCAGCGGCCGCCTCGCTCAGGGCGACGGTCGAGGCGAGCGCCACGACGTAGGCCGCCGGGCCGCCGATGAACTCGCCCACGAGGACGGCCGCGACGGGGCCGTTGACCGCGTCCATCAGCGTCGAGGTGAAGTTGACGCCGCCGATCGGGAACTCGCTCACCATGGGGCTACTCGGTCATGTCGCCGATGGACAGCGACCCGCGCACCTGCAGCGCGGTCGTCGCCGCGCCCTGCCAGATCGCCTGCAGGCACACGTCGTCGGGGAGCGCCGCCAGCTTGGCCGCGGCCCAGTCCATCACCGATCCGACACCGACCAGCGACAGCGGGATCGACAACACCGGCTTGGTCAGCGTGATGCCCCACGCCGTGCCGCTGGTCCACGTCGCGCTGGTGACGACCGAGACCGGCGCCTTGACGCCGGTGCTGCCCGTCTGCAGCGGGATCTTTTGCATCTGGCTGATCGCCGCGGCGCTGACCACCGCCGGAATCACGCCAGCCTCGGCCGAGCCCGCCGGGTTCGTGTAGTTGAAGGTCAGCGTGCCCGAGGCCGCGCCGGTCGCGACCGCGTAGACCTCGACCCACGCCTCGACCCCAATGCCGTTGCCGGTGATGCGCGTGGGCAACGAGCCCGGGGTCGTGATCGTGTAGGTGGCGGCGGCGAAGCCCATGCCGGTGCAAGCCCACAGCCGGTCGACGATGTGGAGCGTGCCCTGCAGCGGCGCCGAGGCGTCCGCGTAGAGCACCCGGTTCTGGCCGTTCGCCTGGTTCGTGTACGGCTGGATCGCGCCGGCCGTCGCGTCGGTGCAGGTGTAGCCGGAACCGGCGTTGTACGCGGGCGGGGCCGAGCCCGCGCCGGGCGTGCCCGTGGCGAGCCAGCCGCTGACGAACGCGCCGGCGCTCTTGCCAGCCGGGAAGTTCTTGAAGAACTCGAGCCGCTGCGCCGCGGCGAGCTGGGTGATGATGTTGTCGATGGTCAGCGCCATGGCTACTCCGCGAGGTTCCCGAGGATGACCTGGCCCGAAACGTAGATCGCCTGGACGGTAGACGGCCGCCAGATCAGCATCAGGCAGGCGTCGGCCGGCACCTGCGCGAGCTGCGTCTGTGCCCAGCTCACGCTCTTGCGGTTCGGCGTGTCGCACGCGACCGAGAACAACGGCTTGGTCAGGGTCACGCCCCACGCGGTGCCCGACGTCCAGGTCGCGCTCGTCACCACGCTCGTGACCTGCTTGACGCCGGTCGACCCGACCTGCAGCGGGATGGGCTGGATCTGGGAGATGGCCGGCGCCGACACGACGGCGGGGATGACGCCCGCTTCGTTGCCGCCGCCCGGCGCCACGTAGTTCAGCGTCAACGTGCCGCTCGCCGCACCCGGCGCGATGGCGTAGACCTCGCACCACGCCTGCACCCCGACGCCGTTGTCGGTGATGCGGGCCGGCAAGTTGCCGGGCGTGGTCACGGTGTACGTCGCCGCCGCGAACCCCATGCCGGTGCAGGCCCAGAGGCGATCGTGGACGAGCAGCGTGCCCGGGAGCTGAGCCGCGACGAGGGCTCCGATCACCCGGTTGACGGTGCCGGGCGCCAGGTTCAGGAACAGTGCGCCGGTCGTGGTGTCATCGCACGCGTACCCCGACCCCGCGGTGTAGGCTGGCGGCGCGGCGCCGGCGGCGGGGTAGCCGAGGGCCATCCATCCGCTCACGAACGCGCCGGCCGACTTGCCGGCGAGGATCGCCTTCGACCACTCGCCACGCTGGGCGGCGGCCGTCGCGGCGATCAGATCGGATGCGGTCAGGGCCATAGGTCCCTGCGGATCAGCCCAGGGTGATCGTGAACTGGACCTGCAGCGTGTCGCCGATCTGCAGGCTGCGCTGGGTGAACGCGAGCGCGTGGTTCATCGTGCCGCCCGAGCTGGCGGTGAACAGTGCCGCCTTCTGGGCCGCCTGCGCGCCGGTGGCGCAGGTGAACGTCTTGGTCACCGTGGTCGTGTTGGTCCCGTTGGTGTGGGCGTAGGCGCCGATCGCGCGCGACAGGCCGTTGGCCGCGATCTCGTTGCTCAGGGTCGTCGACGCGGTGGTCTCGGTCAGCGCGTCGTTCGACAGGCCGATGTAGTTGAGCCCGTTCGCGCCCGGGCCGGTCGAGTAGCCCTGCGCGTGCAGGAAGTCCCGGCCGGCGTCGGTGATGACGTTGTGGACCGTCTCGACGTCGCCGACCAGCTCGGCGGACTCGGGGTCGATGACCTCGGGCGCCAGGTAGCGGAACGGGATCGGGTTGCCCTCGGCGTCGCGCCGCTGGCGGTACTGGGCGATCGTCGCCTTGGCGCGGCCGTGGCCGACCTGCTCGTCGAGCTTCATGGTGGGGCCACCGTAGGGCGCCCCGCCGACCGGTCCCGGGTTCAGCGGAGGGCGGCCGTGAACTGGTAGACCGCGCCCGACGAGTCGCTGCTGACGGGCCCGGTCAGCTCGTAGGTCAGGCCGTCGATCGTCACCCGGTCGCCGACCAGCGGCTCGACGCCGGCCAGCTGCAGGTCGCGGCCCAGCAGGGTCACGGTCGTGGTCGTGCGGTTGGTCAGGGTGCCCGGATCGGCCGTGGTCGAGGTCTGGACCATGCCCTCGGTCGTGTAGCTCACGGGGTCGGGGTGGGTGCCGCCGGTCAGCGCGCCGGGGACCCGGGACCCGGGGTAGACGCGGATCAGCGTGGCCGGGCGCAGGCCGCCAGCGGCGCCGATGGCGTCGGCGACGATGCCCGCGAGGTCGAGGCCGAAGAGGTCAGCCACGGTCGGGCCCCGGGTCGATGCCGAGGATCCAGCACAGCTTCTCAAAGGCGTCGGCGAACGCGACCTTGTCGCCGCCGACGTGCCAGATCACGAGCCCGATCGCCTCGTTGAAGCCGGCCGGGGCGCGGGCCAGCGGCTGGTCGCCGAGCGCGGCCACGACCTCGTCGAGGATCTTCGTCTGCGCGGCGATGTGCGCGGCCACCGGGTCGATCGGGTCAGGCATGGGCCACCGCCATGGTCCACAGGTGGGTGCGCAGCTGCGAGAAGCGCGGGTGGAAGGCGCGGCGGCGAACGTCGCCCGGCCCGTAGACGCCGCGGGCGCAGGCGTCGAACGGGAAGAAGCTGCTGCGGCGCTGCTCGTCGGGGTCGCTGCTGAGCGTGAACAACGTCAGCGGCATGGATGCGGCGTCGATCGGGTCAGGCATGGGGTCCTCGGAGGATGACGAGCACACGGCGCCGACACATAACATGCTCGGCCTCACAAAGATCGCGCGCAACCATCACAATCAGCAGCGCCGCGTAGGCCGATCCTGGCACAGCTTCGCGGGCAGCGACCGCGACCTCGTGCGACCGGCGGGCGCGCGTCACCATCGCGCCGTCGGCGCGGTTCTCGCGGATGACGTGGCGGGCCAGGCGAGCGTTCACGTCGGCCTCGTCAGGTCGTAGCCGTCGCTGTAGGTGCCGGTGTCGAACTGCGAGCACCCGTCGGCGCCGCTGACGTAGGAGCCCATCGCGACGAGCGAGGACGTGGAGCCGCCGAAGGCCCACTCGACCAGCTCGAGCACGCGATCGGGGAAGCGGCCGCCGGCCACGGGCGAGAAGAACGTGACCGACGTCGGCCCGGCGCCGACCGAGGACACGTTGACCGCGGTGCTGGTGCCGGCGACGACCGCGGGCTTGGCCAGCATGGCCAGGGCGAGCTCGTAGCAGCCGGTCACGATCTCGGTCGGGGTCGCGCCGTCGGTGACCGCGACGCCCGACGGCGGCGTGGCGGTGACGCCGTCGCGGGGCCACGCCTGCGCCTGGCCGTCGCTGGTCAGCGTGCCGTCCCACCGCTGCCGGTCGAGCAGCCGCGAGGCCTCGACGAGCGCCTGGGCGCGCTGGGTGACCGACGCGGCGGTGTACGTCGCCGACCAGGTGAACGAGCCGCCGGCGTACTCGGCGAGGCCGGCCGCGTCACCGTAGACGGTGTACGTGACGGTGGAGATCGTGACGGCGCCCATGGTCAGGTCTCCTCGCCGAAGTCGATCGGGCTGCGCTTCGCCACCGGCGGCGCCGTGGGGTCGGCCGCGGCCGGGGTCAGCGCGGGCGGGCGCGGGGCGCCGATGCCGGCCGCATCTGCCGCGGCGGCCCGGCCCGGGACCATCAGCGTGGCCTCGTCGGGCGCGTCGATCGACGGGAGGCCGGTGCGGGTCACGATCGCGTTGACGATCTCGTCGGAGCGGTCGAGCATGATGCCGGCCGCGGTCAGCGGGCCGAGGATGCCGGCCGCGACCTCGGCGATCTCGCCGAACTCGAGGCGGTCCCACGTCGGCGTCGGCGCGGTCAGCGGGTCCCAGCCGTTGAGCGCCCACAGCGGGCGCAGCACGTCGCGCTGGATCGTGATCGCGTAGGCGTTCAGGAAGCCGGCGATCAACCTGTAGGCGTCGGCGGTCTTGACCTTCGCCATCGCGAGCGAGCCCGATCCGTCGGCGCCGAGGTACAGGTACTCGAAGCCGGTGACGATCGCGATCTCCCACAACTTGGTCTTGATCGCCTCGAGCAGCGCGTCGTGCGCCTTGCCGCCGGCGCTCAGCACCTCGACCTTGTAGAGCGGCGGGCCGGCGGGGCCGCCGTCGACGCCCTTGTGGGCGCCGCTGTCGAGCACGAGCCCCGTCTCCTTGGTGCGGACGTGGTTGCGCGCGAAAGTGACGAGGTCCGAGATCGCGGCGGTGAAGTCCGCGTCGGTGAAGGTGCGGTTGCCGACCTTCTGGCCGATCATCTTCTTGAGCGCCTCGATCGGCGCGTAGACGACGGGGATGCCGCCGAGGTCGGTCTCGAGGCCCTGGTGGAGCTGCTTGAACAGCGCCTCGAGCTCGCGCACGGCCTCGGCCACCATGCGGAAGATGCCGTCCCCATCGGGCCGGTCGCTGATCGGCAGGTCGCGGCTGTAGACCATCCGGCCGCGAGGGATCGTGTAGAGCGCCGAGTCCTGCGGCGGGCGCTGGCCGACGCCGCTCACGGCGCCGTGCTCGTCGACGTACCACTGTTCGATCGTGTGCATCGGGCGGTCGGCGATGTCGGCCAGCCCCACACGTCCGTCAGGCAGCGGCTTGGCGGTCCAGACCTGGATCGCGGCGCCGTTCCAACGGCTCATCGCGCCGGCCATCACGACGACGGGCCAGGGCGTGGCGAGGTTGGCGAGCTGGTCCTCCGCGAACTCGGCGCGGGCCTGGTCCTCGGGCGTCGCGGCGTCGGCGTGGCGCGGTTTGTAGGCGGGGACGGTCCACTTCGGCGCGCCGACCAGCTCGAGGTACCGGCGCAGCGGGGCGCCGACGGCGGGGCGGTTGCGGACCATCTCGGCGAACCGCGTCCACTTCGCCGTGCCGGTCATGCCGGCGTTCCGCTCGTTGGTGCTCAGGTAGCCGCCGTAGACCGAGAACCCCGGGCGGCCGGGCGTCTCCGTGGCGGGCAGCGCAGGGCCAGCGGGCATCGGCGAGGGCGACGTCGGCACCGGCGCCGCGGCGGCGAAGGACCCGCGGTCGGCACGCGCCACGATGTCCTCGGCGATCACGCGAGCCGCGGCCTCCTCGGCGGGCTCGGGCAGCGCGCGCGGCGGCTCGGGTGGCGAGCGGCGGAAGGCGGCGGCGATGCGGTCGAGGAAGCCCATGGCCGGGCCACGGTAGGGCAGCGGCCGGTGCGGTCCCGGGTTCAGCGGGCCCACCGGGAGAGGGAGATCGGGATGCCGACGCCCGCGTCGGCCTCGCTCCGGGCTCCGATGTTGAAGGCGTGCGCGGTCCAGTCGACCTGGTCGTCGTGCGCGCCGCCGGCGCCGGTGAACTCTTCGAACTCGGCGACGTAGTCGTCCCAGCCGTCCTCGACGCCACCGGGCGGGTCGCGCGGCACCATGAAGCGCGGCCACCGCTTCCAGCCGCCCGTCGCGTCGGGCTCGCCCGCGTCGTTCCAGGCTACCGACAGCTCGGTGGCGCGCTCGAGCTTGCCGCCCTTCATCATGTGGCCCGGGATGACGCGGATGTCGAGCTCGGGCTCGAGCGCACGAACCAGCCCGGGGACTGCGGCGAACCCGCCCTGCCCCTCGAACCAGACGGGCACGCTGTGACGCTCCTGCAGCCGCTTGATGCCGCCGATGAACGCTGCGATGCCGATCTGGTCATGGAGCCGTGCGATCGGCCTGGCCTCGGTCTCGGTGCCAGCGCCGCGCAGCGCAAGCACGCCTGCGGCCTGGTAGTCGCTCTTGGTGTGCTCGGTGCCGGCCGGGTCCCACGCCATCGTGAGCCGCCACCCGTCGAGGCCGCCCTCGCTCAGCCACCGGTCGAGGTCGAAGCGCGCCGGCTCGGCGAACAGCTTGCCGTCGCGCGGCCGCGGCTCCTGCTGGTAGAGCGACCACCAGCGGTGGGCGCCCTTCGCGCGCTGCTTGCGCGCCCAGGCGAGGTCGTAGCCGGCCTCGGGCCAGAACGCGAAGTGCTCGCCGTCGATGAACTCCTCGCCGCGCGGGCCGCCGTCGACGGCCTGGCCGTGCTTGTCGACGACCGCCGGGATCTTGATGTGGACCCACGCCTCGCCGAGGTCGTCCTTGAGGATCCGGCCGATCGGGTCGTCGACGTGCCAGCGGGTGCCGACGATGATGCAGCTTGCGCCGCGCTCGATGCGCGACATCACGTCGTCGAGCAGGTAGTCCCAGGCCTTGTCGCGGGCCTTCTTCGAGTTCGCGGCCTCGCGGCCCTTGATCAGGTCGTCGCCGACGACGAGGCCGCCGTTGCAGCCGCGGCCGGTGATGTCGCCGCCGACCGACGTCGCCTTGAGCCCGCCGTCGTAGACGGTCGCCCAGTCCTGCACGTTGGCGCGGTCGGCGGCCAGCGGGACCCCGGCCTTGCGCGCGAGCTTGCGGGTCTTGTACGAGAAGTCGTTGGCCAGCTCCTTGCCGAAGGTCGTGTAGAAGTTGAGGCACGCCGGATCGCGCAGCAGCCGGTAGGCCACCGCGTTGCGGAGCGTGGTCGACTTCCCGCCGCGCGGCGGCATCGACACGGTCGCGTAGACCGGCTGGCGCCGGCTCAGCTGGATCAGGTTGTAGAGCGCGACGAGGTGACGCGGGACGCCGAGCAGCTCGGGCGTCGACGACGAGGGAACCTCGGTCGAGGCGGCTCGCCGACGGGTGGTCAGCTCGGGGGAGTGGGCGCGGACGAAGTCGACGAACGGCAGGCCGTCGCGGGCCTGGCGCAGCGCCCGCAGCCGGGCCTGGGCGGCTTCATCCACTGGCCGGCTCGAGCGTGGCGGGGTCGAGCCCGGCCGCCCGCGCCTCGGCCTCGAGCTTGGCGATCTCGTCCTCGCGCTGCGCCGGCGTCGCCGACAGGGCCGCGACCAGCGCGTCGAGCCCGCCCTCTTGGAGCTCGACCTTGGACACCTTGAGGCCGAGCAGGTCGATCAGGTTGCGGATCGCGCCGTTCGCCGCCTTGTGGTCCTTCTCGGTGCGGGCGTCGGCCAGCACGCCGCTCTGGACCTGCAGCAGCCACGCGCGGTGGCTCGGGCGCTCCTCGGCCTCGACCTCGGCCCAGGCCTTGCGGACCGCGCGCACGTAGCGCCAGGCCTGCCGGTCCTCGATGCCGAACAGCTCGCACACCGCGTCGACGGCCATGGACGACGACTTGCCCTCGGCGGCCATCAGCCGAGCAACCTCGCGGCGGATCTCGACCCGGCCGGCGCCCCCGGTGTCGATGTCGTCAGGAGGTGGCGCCGGGGGGTCAGGCGGGGATGCCGGGTCCGGCGGCGGGGCCGCGGCAAGCTCGGCCTCGCGCTTGGCCCGCTCGCGGTCGCGCTTCGCCCGGGTCCGCAGCGTGGCGGGGGCGATCTGGTCGAGGGGCTTGCGCGGGGGTCCTGGCACCGTGCCGCCGACTGTCACGTCTTGACAGGCACGGTCCCGGTATCCGGAACAATCGACACGAACCGGCACCCGACCCGCACAAATCGGGAGCGCCCCGTAAGCCGCACGCTTGACACGATCGGCCGGACCAGGCCCTCTGGTCTCGTGCGCGGTCCGGTCGGGCGCTCTCGCTGCCGCCTCGGGGCGGTCAGGCCAGCAGCCCGAGCATCTCGCTGACCGCGTCCTCATCCTCGGGGTCGGCGCCTGCCGCGATGGCCGCGCCCCGCAGCGCGCACAGCACGTCGTCGAGGTCCGAGCCGACCTCGTCCTCCTCGGCGCCCAGCCGCCGGGCCACGTCGCGCACCGACAGCCCGCCGGCGACGCCGGACCGGGCGCAGGTCTCCGGAAGCTCCCACAGCCGCTCGAGCGCGCGCCGCTGGAACGCGAGGTCTTCGGCCGAGCCGAGCGGCACGGTCGGGGCGAGCTCGCGGCGGCGCCCCTGGGACGGGTCGGGCTGGCCCGGCGCGACCGCGGGCGGCGCGAACATCGGCAGGCGGGCGCGGCTGATCGTCAGGTTCGGCTCGGCGCGGGCGGTCTCGATCACGTCGAGCAGCAGGTGGGAGCGGCAGCCGACGAACGGGCACGGGCGGACGCCGGCGCGGTTGCGGCAGTCGGTCGGGCCGACGCCGCGCGCGATCCAGCCGTCGTGCTCGGGGTCGTTGCCCGGGGCCTCGGGGAACAGCTCGCCGGGCGTGCCCGCGAGGGCGTCGTCGAGGAAGCGGTCGAGGTCGATCGGCGGGTCGTCGTCGGTCATGCGGCCACTGGGAACGGCAGGGGGAGCGTCTCGAGGACGACGGGCCGGGTGCGGGCGCAGCGCAGCGACCGGCGGCGGGGGCGGCGCTCGGCCGGCGCCACGGCCCACGGCCCGAGCACGAGCTGCGCGCCGCGCGCGGCCGGCTGGGCAAGGGCCGCGACCGGACCGAGGGCCGCGAGGATGGCGCGCTCGAGCACGGCCTCGATGGACGGTCGCTGGCGGTGCTGGGCGCGCGCGAACATGGCGAGGCAGTAGAGCGCGTCGCCCACGAGCTCGGCGCCGCCGTCGGCACGCTCGACGACCGCGACCTGCAGCACGCCCGGGCGGATCACCAGCGCATCCTCGGGCCGCGGCGCTTCGGCCGGCGCTTGTGCCGCAGGCGCTCGAAGGCGACGCCGCGGCCGTTCTCGGGGTGCGGCGAGCGGTGGCCGGGGATGCTGGCCAGGTGCCACGCCGAACAGTAGGTGCAGCGGTAGGCCTCGAGCGGCGCCCGGCCCAGCGCGGCGACCGCCTCGGCCGCGGCCTTGCTGACGTGGCGCTCCTTGCCGGCGCACTCGCTCGCGAACCGGATCCGGTCGCGCGCCTCGGCCAGGCCGCGGGCGCTCACCCGGCGCCTCCGATCGCGGCGTCGTAGGCGATGGCCGCGAGGTGCAGCGCGTGCTCGGCCTTGGTCAGCTCAGCCGCCGCCCGATCCTTCGCGCGCCACGCCGCGGCGACCGTCTCCGGCCTGGCCGGCGGCACCGCCCGCGCGACCTTCGACGCGTGCGCCGTCGCGTAGCCGAAGCCGCGCGCGGCTGCAGCCATCGCTCGGCCGGCGGCGCAGAACGCCTCGAGCGGGTTCACCGATCGCCCCGGCAGCTGCAGGTGACGCCCTCGGGGCAGGCGCAGGTCACGGCGACCAGCGCGGCCGCAGCCGCGCGCCGGACCTCGGCGGCGTGCGCCTGCTCGCGCTCGTAGGCGTCGAGCGCGTCGCACACCACGCGCCAGATCCCGAGGCGGATCGGGGCCTCGGCGTGCTGCTCGACGGCGAGCGCCATCAGCCGGCGCCGGGTGTTGCTCGTGACCGCGATCGACTCGCGGAGGCTGGGCTTGTAGTCGCTCACGGTTGCTCCTCGGTGACGGTGACGCGCGCCCCGGCCCTGCCCCACATCTTCCGGCCCACGACCTCGACCACCTGTGCATCGTCGCGGTAGACGATGCCGGTCAGCGCGTCGAGCAGCGCCCGGATCAGCTTGTCCACGTCGAGCCGGGGCGCGGCGAGCTTCGACGTGCGCGGGCGCGGCAGCGTGAACAGCGCCTCGACCCGGACCGGGCCGACGGCGATCGGCGTGGCGCCCATCGCGATCCGGGCCTTCCACCCGACCGCGCTCGCCCATGCCTTGCACTTCGGGTTGTCGTTCATGACGACGACCCGGCCGGTCGTCGCGTGCTTGAACGCCTTCGCGCTGCCCTTGGTCTGCGGGTCGCCGTCGACGGTGAAGGTGACGATCATCGGGGTTTCTCCTCGCACCGCTTGTGCCGCGCCATGAACCACCGCTCGTCGTCGATCTTGAGCGTCGCCGCGGGCCACACGAAGAACGCGAGGCAGCCCGGGCAGTCGAGGCGGACGTTGGCGCCGATTACGGTCCGGACGGTCACGCGCACCCTCCGCACGTCCTTCGTCCAGGCGCCGCCCGCTTGGTCACGCACCGGGTGCAGTTGCCGAGGCTCG